GCTTCCTTGAGTATTACGCGGACCGCAACAGCGTCTACAGCGGCGGCAAGCGCACGCCAACACGCCGCTGGCAGAACTTCTATCAGGTGCCGCAGGATATGTCGCTGATCGATAGCGATGTGCAGGGTGATTTTGTCTACATACCGTTCACCGCATCAGGCTTTGCTCTGCGTGCAGCCAATAGCATTGGCGATCTATCAATTGAGATTGCAGCCACTGGCGACGTGATTGATCTCACGGATACGGCGATTGGCACCAACCGCTTGGTTATCGCATCGCTCTACTTGCAGGATGCTGGCATGGATGCCGTTGATCCTGGTAGTGCTCAGCTGATCAGCCGTTACATTGGCGGCATTGATGGCGCACAGGTTGACGATGACTCAGTGTCATGGACGGTCAGTCCCATGATCGACAAGACAAAGCCACAGGTGCCAACGCGCAAGGTGGCATCTGATCTGATTGGGAGGTTTACGGGACGATGAACAGAATCATTGCGGCTGTGAAACTCAAAGTGCGATGCGTTGATGGCTGCACCCATGAAGGCGTCACATTAGCCGTTGAGGATAATCGCCGCGTTTATCTTGCTGCTGATGGCACGCAGTTAGAAGGCGTGCATTGCATTGATGAATGTGTGTCAGTGCTACCACCCAGAGTCCTGGCTGCAGTATTGAGCCAATGCAAGGAGTGTGAACAATGAGCAGGCTTTCACCGGCAAACAAATGGCTGGATCGGCTGACCGATAAAAAGCGGATTCGCCGCAGGCTTAAGCGTGCCAAGGGTGTTGTAAATACGACGCAAGATACCTGCGGCTATCCCGCGCCAAAGTCATCACCTAATCAATCAATCAGCAATAAAGACCGTTCGCCTGATAATCGCAAGACGCCAGATGCAGATCTTGGCGCAGAGCAGAGGATCGCTGTTGCTGGCGAAACGGTGCCGATCCTATTCGGCAAGCGCGTAAGCAATAGCGGCGGTGTCTGGATTCAGCCGGCGCTAGTCAAGGCAGGGTCCTATTTCTTTAAAGGCAGCTTCCTGTTCCCTGTGAGCCAGGGCGAAATCGTCAGCAGCCCAGTCAAGCACCGCACATGGGTTGGTTTGCGCTGCATGGCGTTTTTAGAAGATCAGACGATCACAATCAGCAATATCTACAACAGCGCCGCCACGTTGGCAGCATCGCCAGGGACGTGTCCAATTCTCGGCGCGGGGTTGTATTGTGGAAATGAGACCTATTCCTATATAACAAACGGCATTGGCATATCTGGCGAGTATGTTGTAAGGGACGACTATGGCGCCACAACTTATAGCGGGTTCAGGCATATAGCTAGAGGCACTGGCGACACAACAAATACTGTAATTCTTGCGACCTTAAAAGTATTTGACAACATTACAGGATCGGACATAACCTCGTCTTGGGATGCCTATTATGGGCATCCGCCGGGCTTGCAATTTGCTTTCAATATACGAGCTACACCTTTTGCTTCCCCTCCATGCGGCGCCGTTGGCGTAACTGAAGATGATATTGCAGTTGTAGGATATGCACCTCCTTACACTCCTGCAGAGCTTGCCGGAATAGGATTTAGTGGCAGTGTCACTTTTGTTTATACAACCGTTAGCGTTGACAACCAATTTGATCCGAGTTTGCCCCCAAGCACTGGCACTCTTACTACGGTTCAAGAAGAGTATGTCGTTAGCAAATATCCTGACCCATCTAGTACGCCAACGGCTGATAACTCATCATACGCAGACATCACATTCTTAAAGATCGTCGGCGATATTTATGATCCACCAGATGGCGGTTCTTATCCCACCACCACGCGACAGATCTCGATCTACTACGAGCAAGGCGTCCGCGTGGCGCTCTACAGCGTGGATGCAGCTGGTAGCACGCAAGGTGCCAGCAACCAGCTAGTGGATCTGGCTATGTATCTGTTCACCAGCTTCAAACGGCAGACGGCTGGCACAACACCTGATGTATCCCGACCAATCCTGACCACGAACATGCCATCGCTGGCGACGTTCTGCAATAACTACAGCCTGCAGTTCAACGGCATCATTTCCGAATCGGTCAACATCATTGAACTGATCGCAGAAACTGCGCCGTTTTTCCTGTTGTCATTCATTTCAACTGGCGGGCAATATCGTTTTGCTTCGGTGTTGCCGCTTAATGGCAGCCAGCAGATCAGCACAGCAACGCTGACGCCTGCGGCCACGTTTACGGAAGATGAGATTCTGCCTGGCAGCTTCAGCAAAACCTACGTCAGTGCAGCAGAGAAGTCTGATGTAAACGTTGCTGTGCTGTTCCGCAAGAATGATCCGGACGCTATCGGCACACAGCAAAGCGTGCAGGTGCGTTACAGCGGCGTGAGCCTGGATGCTCCGGTTGAGCAGTTCGATATGTCGGACTTCTGCTCAAACCGCAATCATGCGATCATCTACGCCAAGCACTTCCTGGCACGGCGCCGCTACTCAGTGCATTCGATTGAGTTTGAAACGACGCTTAATACCACCGGATTGATCCCTACCAATATCATCCGGGTGCAAAAGCAACGGATCAGCAGCGCAGGCGACAACCGCACCGAGACGGAGTATTACCAAATCACATCCATCGATCACAACACTGACGGAACCACCACCATTGAGGCAACGCAGTTCCCGGTCAACGGCAGTACCGTGCCTATCATCAGCAGTGAAGTGCTCAGCGGCAGCTTCACAGTCGTCTGATGGCAACCTTTCCCTCGCTAGCACCGCGTACTAGATCGCTCAGCTTGGGCGATATTCCGCAACAGGTTTACAAAGGAACCAGCGGCGGTGAGGTGCGCTTTAAGCAGGGCTCAGCGTATGTCGCGCAACGGTTGACGCTTGGCTACGAATATTTGGCTGAATCTGAAGCGCAGCAGATCCTCGATCACTATGCCGGACAGGAAGGCAGCTTGATTCCATTTGATGTATCAGCTGCCGTGTGGGGTGGCTACACAACGCCGCCTGTTAGTGCCGCTAGTTATAAGTGGCGATATGCGGGCGCCTTTGATGTGAGCATTGCATCGCCACGGCGCTACAACCTCACGGTTGAACTGGAAACGGTGCCGATCTAGCCATGGCATTCCCTGCTCTCATCCCATCAGCTCGCACCTACGTGCCCGGCAACGTGCCGCAGGTGCAGCAGATTGCACTATCCGGCAGCACGGTGAGCTATAGACAAGGCAATCGTCGCGTAGAGCAAACCCTGCAGTTGGCCTTCAACAACATCAGCGAGGCTGATCTCAACCTGATCAAAGCGCACTATCTCGCGCAAGATGGCAGCTACGGCATTTTCTACCTTTCGGCTGAGGTGTGGAACGGCTACACAACGCCGCCGGTGCCGCTGCTGAGCGATTACGCATGGCGCTACGCCAGCGCTCCGGTGATCACGGATGGATCCTGCGATCTATGGAGCGTTGAGGTTGAACTGACAACCTATGCGATTGATTTCTCAGATTTGATCTTCGATGCTGGTGGCGCTGCTGCCAGTCCAGCCCGCACCTATATCCTTGATGCAGGTGCTGCGTCCGCTACGCCGGCACGCAATTATGTAATCAATTCCGGTGCATCCAGATGAGCATTACGCTTTCAGCCCTGCAAAAGCAACGTCGCGACAGTGCCGCCAACTGGACAGCTGAAAATCCAACGCTGCTGGCTGGTGAGATCGGGATTGAATCGGATACCGGATATTGGAAGGTTGGCAATGGGAGCACGGCATGGACGAGCCTGGCGTATATGCCGGCGCTTGGCGGCAAGGTAGGGCTGCCTGATGGGACGGCAGGATCACCAGCTTTGTATTTTGCGGATGACACCAACACCGGCATTTACTCCCCCGGCGCAGACCAAGTAGCCATCTCGACTTCTTCCGTTGGGAGACTCTTCATTAATGCAAGTGGAAACGTAAGCATTGGCACCAACGGCACTAGCTCTGCCCTTGAGGCTTTATGTACTAATGGCTTTGCTGGCTTTGGTGATCGCGGTCTGACCAGTCCATTTGTCTTGTTGGGCAATACAGGATCGGGGGCTGGTGTACTCGGGACATATAGCAATCATGCGCTTGAGTTCCGCACAAACAATACTGAGCGGATGCGCCTGGACTCCAGTGGCCGCCTAGGTCTGGGGACTTCGAGTGCTGGCGCAAGGCTTCATGTCGGGACAGCTTCCGATGCAGGTATATGGGCGGGATTCTTTGGTAGCAACCTTGGCGGCTCTGTTACCCCACCTGCAAGCTACGGCATAGCACTTGGCTATAACAGATCTGGGGGCTCTGGAGAAGCAAACATTGTTTACGGCACTGGCACAGGTGCTGGCCTCGGGCTTCAGTTTGCGTCTTACGACGGAACAACATACTCCAACCGGATGATACTAGATGGGGCAGGAAGACTAGGGATTGGCACTCTTAGTGCTAGCGTTCCACTAACCATTCAGGCAGATTCCAACGCCTTTGGCACAGACATCATTGGTCGTGCAGCAGATAACACTTCAATCATTCGCTTTAAGACAGCAGATAATGCAACCGCACTCGGAAGCATTGGGCAATACGGCACAACGATGAATATCGCCACTGTTGGCGCAGGTCCGATTGCTTTTTATACAACCAACACCGAAACAGGGCGCTGGGATAGTTCAGGTCGTTTTTTAGTTGGCACGTCTACGACTGTTCAAACGCTATCTGACAACCCTCGACTTCAGGCCTTTGTGGGCGACCAGGGAGCGGCTTCCTTTGTCCGTGGCAGTACCAATGAATTTGGACCAAACATCCACTTAGCAAAGAGCAGAAATGCCTCATCTGGTTCTCGCACCATTGTGCAGAATAACGATGAGCTTGGCTCAATCTGGTTTATTGGGGATGATGGCGTTGATCTTAATCAGGCAGCAGCCAAAATTACAGCACAGGTAGACGGCACCCCCGGCGCTAATGTCATGCCGGGCCGCCTCGTTTTCAGTACGACCAGTACAACACCGGGCGCTTCTCCGACGGAGCGGATGAGGATTGCCAACAATGGAGCCGTCACGATTGGACACTCAGATCAATCTGCACCCAGTCCTGCCGGCGTTTCCCTGTTTGCCAATGGTGCACAGCATATCGGAAATAACGCCGGCGGCACAGGCTGGGGATTCATTAATTTTTATCGCTCCACTGTATTTCTCGGTAATATTTCTCAAAATGGTACGACAGGTGTTTCATACAACACCTCATCCGACTACCGCCTCAAGGAAAACGTTGTTCCGCTAACTGGCGCTGCTGATCGTCTTAACCAGCTTCAGGTTCGCCGCTTCAACTTCATCGCTGATCCTGACATCACGGTTGATGGCTTCCTTGCTCACGAAGCACAAGCCGTTGTACCTGAGTGCGTAACCGGCGAAAAGGATGCCGTAGATGACGACGGCAACCCCGTCTACCAAGGCATCGACCAGTCCAAGCTGGTGCCCCTGCTGACGGCTGCCCTGCAGGAAGCCATCGCTGAGATCGAA